TTTAACAGTAATTCATCGTTTGACCAAGACATTTCAAATTTTGATGTCAATCAAGTTAACGACCTTTTTAATTTCATGGTAGGTGCTACATTATCCACATCTAACTACGATTCTTTGTTAATAGCATGGGATGCTCAGGGTGCGATGTCTTATAGTGGAACGGTAAACTTTGGCGGCAGCAAATATACTGCTGGCGGAGCAGCCGAAGCAGCAAGAACAAGCCTTATCAGCAAATGGGGCGGAATCATAGATGGTGGAGCAGCTTAAAAAAAAGACAATGAACGAAATACGATTTCCAGAAGTTCGAACCTACTACATCTGTTTCGATAATGAACGAACAGAAGTAAAATCATACGGGTGGGTTGACCCAAATCAAGTCTTTCAAACAATTTGGATTTTTGATGAATTTACAGACGAAGAACAATGGATAGCCGAACTATTGGTTTGGGGAATCGTTCCTGACATTGATAAAGAAGGTAATTTGATACTATGAACTTAGATCATAACGTAGACGATTGGGGGGTGTTCAAAGATGTAGCCCTGAAGTTTTCAGCAAACTTTGCTGACGTAAAGATATGGGCGTTCACGTTCGTCATAACACCACTGTTCGCATTCACGGAGAAGTACCTGTTCGCTGATTGGGAGTTTCTCAAGTGGCTCGTTACGTTCATGATGCTTGACCTTGTAACAGGAATAGCAAAGGCGATTAAGAACAAACAAGCTGTCACGTCATACGGCATACGCAGGACAGCAGTGAAGGCACTACAGTACGGAGCGTTCCTCATAGTCATACACGGTCTTGACAGTTTTGAAGTGAAGGGAGAGCAGGTCGAACTGTTCGGATGGATCGTCATATGGGCATACTCGTTCCTGATGGGAACAGAGGGTAAGTCGATACTTGAGAACATTGTAGCACTTGATGACAGGTTTGATGTTTCTTTGTTGATTGAAAAAATAAAGAGGGTATTTGAGAAGTGAAAAGAAAGTTTGGTGCGAACTCGTTCCTGTCGAGTGTGACAAGAAATGCTTGACAACTGGAAACTGTTCACATAAGGGAAGAGAGCCTAAAAAGAAAAGATAGAGATGAATTGGAGTAAATATCCTAATTTCAGTAAAAAAGAGTTCGACTGTAAGCATACAGGTAAGAATGAAATGAAACCTGGTTTCATGGAGAAGTTGCAGGAACTTAGAGATGCTTACGGAAAACCCATGTCAATAAGTTCTGGATACAGAGACAAGACACATCCAATAGAGGCTAAAAAGAAAAGACCAGGAGCGCATTACTCTGGAATGGCTGCTGATGTCAAGGTTGATAGAGGAGATGCATACGAATTACTGAAGATCGCTCTTGAACTCGGATTCACAGGAATAGGCATACAACAGAAGGGGTCTGGACGTTTCATCCATCTTGACACGATACCAAATGGTCACGAGGGGTTCTTAAGACCAACAATTTGGAGTTACTGAAATTGATCATGAGCGACATATCAAAACATCTCTTGAAAACGTTCCTGCCTTATCTGATAGCATTCCTACTTGGAATAATAGTTGCGTGGAAATGGTGTGGTGACACAAGCGGTAAACCCGTTACCACTATAATTGAAAAGCCAGTACCAGTCATAGAATATGTTGACAGGTGGAAAGAGAAACCTGTTAGATATGTTGAAACGAAAGTTGATACCGTACATGATACCGTACAGGTTACCGTGCATGATATTCGTTTAGATACGTTGTTTTTGATTGATACGTTAAAGATAGTAGAGGCTTGGCTTACTGAAGTTACCAAATACGACACTACAGCATCTTTTGAAACAGCCGATGTAAGGTTACGATGGCAGAACTACCAAAATGTAAGCGAGAACTTAGTCATAGATTACTTACCCAAGAAGATTCGCGATTCGCGATTTGCGATAGGCGTACATGCAAACGCAGGTCTGATATCTGACTTTGAGTCAACTTATGTTCCTCTTATGGGGCTTGGTGTTCAGGCAACTGTTTACAAGAATTATTTCAGGATAGACTACGGATTCAATGGAGACCATTATGTTGGTATAGGTGTCGGCAGGAATATTATCTCAAGATAGTTCGTATCTTTGATAGTATGAGAGCATCAACATTCATCTGCACGAACATAGAGGAAATTGAAAGGATCAAAGAGGAAAATGAAAAGCTTAACCTTCCAAGCCCTCAGCCACTACCAGACCCAACATACGAAGAATCAGTAGGTTGGTTTCACATTGAAGATGTTACAAGGGCTTACACAAGGATTGTTAACCGTATGGCGGTAGTGACGCTCCTGTTCTCTGATGGATCATACATGGATGTTAAGATGACCTCTGAAATAGAGGACATGCTAAACCTTGTTTTCAGAAATACTCTTTAACCTGTCCGCCTCTCTCAGGTCTTTGCTTATCATTACACCTGGGTCTATCTCAAAGTATTTGGAGAAGAATGTTATCTCCACAAGTGATGGATAAATTGCGTGTTCAGAACCCCACTCGTATAATCTTCGTGTCCTGAATTTAAGACCCATCTCATTTAGCCAACTCAGCATATCCTTTACCTTGAAACCTTTCTTCTCGCACATGTAAAGTATGTTTTCCTTGAACTGTCTTGCAAGGTCTTCAGACTGATCGAATGCCTCCCTTGTCCACAACTGGTTGCGGGACTGCATCTTCTCGTACACCTCATCGGTTATCTTAAGTTTGATCTTTTTATACGCCATACTTAAATATACGAAAAAGCCCCATCATTACGACAGGGCTTTCTAACTAATTGATAATCAAGCACTTACTAGAATGGGAGATCGTCATCTATGTCACCACCTCCAGCAGCAACTGGCTGCGCTTTCTTCTCTCCACCACCAAGCATGGTAAGGTCACGCACCTTGATATCCGTATTGTATCGGGTGTTACCTTCTTTGTCCTCCCACTTTCTTGTGGTAATACTCCCTTCAACATAAAGCTTGTCACCTTTCTTTACATACTTGGCAACAACATCTGCAAGTTTTCCGAACACTACAAGGTTGTGCCATTCTGTATTCTCATGCTTCTGTCCGCTCTTATCGGTGTATCTTTCCGATGTTGCTAGAACAAGGTTGGCTACTTTGCCTGACTTGGTTTCTCTTACCTCTGGGTCTTTTCCGATGTTACCCAAAAGAATCACTTTGTTCACTGAACTCATATTACTTGGATTTAATTGATTTACGAATTAGTTTTTCTGTTGCGCTGTCAATGTCGTACATTTCAAGTGCCTTTTCAATAGAGCCTTTTGCACTCTCTATCCATTCCAACAGCTTGTTGTACTCAGCAGTTCCAGCCACTACTTTTTTCTTTGCTCCTGCCTTCTTCTCAACAGTGGTTTTCTTTCTTGGCTTAGTAGTTGAGCGGTTATTTGTTACGTCAGGATCCTTGTTATCATCGATAAGAAGAAGACCGTTCAGGGCATACTTTCGAGCATACGATGATGACGCACCGAAACATTGACCAAGGCTCATTCCTTTTTGATTCGGGTCGATACCTGCCTGAGCTTTAGATGTCACTACAACGTCTGGTTTCTTTGGATCAAAGATGCTTGCAGTGGCTTCTGTGTAAGGCATTCCACAAAGCTCTCCAAGAGAGTCTGTTATGTTAAGAACGAGACCGTGCTTGTCAAGCAGTGGTTTTACCGCCTCAAGAATATCCTCGCAGTTACGGTATTTGTAGCCACCGAATTTATTCACTTGGTTCTTCGGAGCCTTGAGTTCCTTCTGTAGTTTTACTAACTTTTCCATGTCGCTAAAGTATTACAATTAAATGATATAACCTACTTTTCTGTCAATATTTTCCAACTCAACTCCAATGACAAATTCATCTGGTTTGGTTATCCTGACATCAAGCATCTTAGTGTTGTTGTTCGCTCTTTGGTAGTACCTCATGTATCCATGTCCAGGGAACTCTATCTTCTCTACAGACTCCTTCCTGAACTCGTTCTTTATCTTGTTCTCGAGTTCACGCTTCTCTTTTTCAAGGTGCTTGATCATTGCCTTAACTGTCTGAAGTCTTTGAGTCTTATCAAGCAGGTCTTCGTTACCCATCATTATCTCCTGTTCCACTTCATGGGTGTCGGATAGGAATGTTGAGTAGTGTTCGTTATCGTCAGGATCAGGTTCAAGCTGCTGGATAACGCCCATCCAATCTTCGTAACCTTCGTAGTCTTCGTCTTCCTTAGCCTGTTCGGCTTTGATGAGGGCTTGTCTACCTTGAAGAACTCTACGCCAAAACTGGTAAGTTTCCTCCTCTATCATCTCCACGATAGACTCGTTCCTGTGTATTGGGAAAACCTTAAAGTTCCTGCCGTCAATAAGCATGGCTATCTCAGCGTAGTCGCATTCCATTATCATCATCTGCTGATGGACCTGTATTATGTACATGTCAGGAACGCCATCGTATTTCTTATACACGAAACCATTCATCGTCTTGATTTCCAACGGACAGTTCTTTGTTGTCACCTCATCTGAAAGTGTTCCGTCATCATTCAGTTTTCTTGAACCCTTTAAAATCATCCTGTCTATGTTGCAGTACAGGTGAGGGTACTTTGGGTTCTGAATGAATCCAACAAGACTACGTGCCTGACGTATGATTCTTCCAGTCTCAAAGTTCTCCATATATCCATCCTCTGTTCCGTCATAGTAACGCCAAAGGTTAGCAACGTATTCCTCTTGGTGTATTCCGTGAAACGCTGGAGCTGACATACTTCTGTCAGGCTCCATTGTTCCTACCTTCTCATGAAACAACTGCATGGGGGTTGGTTTGTAAGGACTGAGACCACACACAATAGCTGCGGTAGATGCTCCTAAACCGTTTTTCCGATACTCGTGCCATGCTTCTGTGCGGTCTGGTATCCGCTTCACCCAACTTTTCTTCATATTTCTTTTGTTTTTGTTTTGCTAATTTAATTTATCAGATCGTAATGTAATTGAGTTGTAAATGTACATTAACTCAGCATCAAAACATTTGTAACGCTCAAATCTTTGAATCGTTTTTAAACTTCGACCCGTTAGTTCTGACATTTCAGATTGAGACATTTTTGTCTTACGCAGTTCTGCAAGTTGCTGAACCTTTCCGCACCAATTCAGCATGAAATAAGCCTTAATTAACTCAATATCAATACGTTTACTCATGCGTCAAATTTGTCGTTAATCTTAGCAATAAGTTGGCAAACATTAAAACGCCACTTCGTTTTTGCCAACATCGGCTATATTGCATTGCTGTTTCACTTCGTAGATAGGTTCGTGCTTCATTGCCCGTTTTTATTTTTTCCCACCGCGCGGCAACTTCTTGGCTACATCTCCTAAATCATGGAAGTTAATTCGTTCTCTTGGTGTTCTCACTTGACCAACACTACTTCCAGCGTGGTAATTCCAAGTGTCTGTTATTATATTATTCCAACCATTACCGCAACTAACGCAAACCCATCGTTGATATGGTTTTGATAGGATGGTAGTTAATTCGTGCTTTAGTTCTTTTCCGCAGCATGGAGATTTTGCGTTCAACCAAAAGGCATCATCACGTTCTATTTCATTTGGCTTTTTCATATTTTCTAAATTAAATTTCCCTCCCTAAAAAATAAAAACTCTGTTTGTGCTCCGTAGATACGCAGGAGGTGCAACGCATCATAGCCAAACCGTTGTAGTGCATTAAAACGACACTACAACAATGTATATAAATAATGCTTAGGTCAGTGCTTTTTTACTAATTTCTGTTCTTTCACCAGATAAATAAAAAACACGAGCATAAGGTGTAGTCCCTCCATATTTATCCGCAAGCAATTGAGCGTAGTCCTCTATTGTTGCTAATTCAGTTTTATAACTTTCAGCAGTCTTTTTTAAATCAACTGCGTCATATTCATCAGCTTCATACCATCTATCACCGCAACAAGAGCAATCCATTCCACTATCACAACCATTAAAGTAAACCCCTAAATCTTGTGCTATTCTATTTGCTTGCTCTGCGTTCGTTGCTTCAATAAAAAGTCTGCGACATACATCATTGTCTACATCAAAAGACCCACCAGAATTATTTTGGCTAAATTCATAAAAATTTGTTTTCATTTGTTTTTTATTTTTGTGTTTATTAATTAATTTCTGTGCTTAATCTCGCACTATTCATATACTTTAATGTTGGGGCAAATTGCCTTCGGTCATGTTTCTTCATTTGAAAATCCTATCAAGTTTTAACGCGATTTTCTTGTATGCCGCAATCATACCTTGCAATTGGATAGCGTCAGTGTATGCTCCACGCTTTGCAGCATTCTTCTCGAATCGCTCACATTCTTTGATGTTTTCTTTTAATTCAGCCTTTAAGTGTTCTAATTGTGTCATATTATTGATTTTAAAATTCCCAAAACATTCAATTTGCCCCAACGATTCGCGGATATGCACCACCATAGCAACTGTTACATCGTGTGCTAATCATTCCACGTAGTTCAACATTCCCCAACAGAGCATAAGTCGAATGTGGTGCATCTAAGGCTTTACGTTACAACATAAGCCGTTTTATCTTCGTCAAATGGTGTATAATCCCCATCATAAAATCTACGTTCAAACACATCATATGTCAGAATACATTCACCAGTGTTACCGTTAATATTCTTCTTCTTGATTTTCTTGGAGAAAAACTGAGATGTTGTGTCAGATGGATTTGAGTTGTAGTATGGTCGATGGAACAGAAGTAAGTTATCTGTTTTGTTCAGAGTAATAGCACCACCTGCAATATTATACACGCCAGGCGGTCTATAATCTCCCGTGCGTTCATCTCTTGATAATGACGAATTGGGATGCATAACAATCAGCATGTAGATATTGTTCTCAAGTGTGAACTTCTTCTGTATCCTAAAGAACTCTTGAAGATATTGATCATCTCTTACGTTCGAGCCGAAATCCCTGACCAGTGCATTAAAAGGGTCTATAAGACACCCATCCACATTTTCCTTAACCATCAATTCTACGAATTTTCTATTGATGTATTCCTGAGTAGGTGCTTTCTCGTCAGGATAGATGAAGAAGAAATGCTTGTTTATCTTTTCAGCCGCCTTCCTATATTCATCTTCAGACATCTGATTCTTGTGGTGCTTATGTACGCTCTTGCCAACAAGCGTATGTATGAGCTGATTGTAGAAAGACACTGGAGGATAATTCTCTGGAGAGAAGATAGCCCACTTGTAACCATCACGGATGGACTTGATCAGCATGAGCTGTAGCATCATCTCGGTCTTACCAAAATTGGCAATTCCGAACATAACAGTTATCTCGCCTCTACACCACCTCCACCTATCGTCAATGCATGGGAAGTAGGTTGTTTCACCCTGTGTATCTCCTGAGTGGAATGATGATAACATCTCAGGCATGATGTCATTCAGGTATATAACATCCTCAAGCGGCCCTTCAAGGTTTTCAAGCTCCTCCTCTATGCTTTCCTTGGTAACAGTGCTGATAAGGTGATCATCCTCGGTGAACTGTGCTGTACCGAAGTCAGAAGCATAGTTTCTGTAAACGGAATTGAGTATTACATCCAACTCCTTTACGTGAAAGCTACCACCGCAGAAGTCGTTGATCATAACATCCCTGACCTCATCCTTGCCTAATCCGAATCTCAGACATCCACAAGTAAGTTTGAATACGAAGTTGTTACGGTTGCCCTCAAAGAATCCTTCACCCTTGTTGACCATCCACTTCTTGAGTCTTTCGTAAACGGTGTTCTGAGTTGTGTTTACGACAGGAACAGCGTCATACGTTTTGACAAAGAACCTGTCATACACTTCCCACTTACGGGCAATGTAAATGTTCGGGTCGTATGATTCAAAGCAAACCCTGCTTAGATTTCTTCCTGTTTGATCAAGGTCTTTGAAGTCTTCAAGCAGTGCATCAAAATGCTCAAGATGTCTGTGAGGCTCGGAAACTTCTACCAATGCCTTCACACCGTTACCACTTGGAGAAACCCAACATGAAACGACATACTTGTTCTTTTTCAGTTCAGCTATCTTGTCTTTGATGTTGCACTTATCAAAATCCAAACATATCAGACCAGTGTATGAAATGATGTTGTTGTCGTTCCTGGATTTGAACACACCAGAGAACAGTGGCGATGGAAGTGACTTCTTAACACTGGTGAATGTATTCTGACATATGATGTGTTTGAACGTAGATTTTATGATGGGGATTATACACCATTTGACGAAGATAAAACGGCTTATGTTGT